GAGTGAGGAGAAAATTTTGGGGTGGGGGCCTGTTCCTGAAGGTGACGCGATGAGCGTGATTCGATGTGGTGAGCGTGAGTGGCCCAACCTAGAGTCGCTGATCTGCGATGCGAGTCGTGTGTTGACGATGGCCGACGAACTGCGGCTGATGCGCCGGATCGTGATGGCCGCGGCGTCCCGGCATGGCGGTCTGCGCATTCCTCATCTGGCGCTGCACTCAGTGTCGCCTGGCGATGGCTTCGAGATGCGGATGTACGACGACCCGGCGACCAAAGAGGTCGTTATCACGGCGGAGCGTTCATGATCACCCGACGCGGGTTCTTCGGCACGGTGGCGGCGCTGGTGGTCGGCGGGGGCGCGGCGCGGCTGCGGCTGACGCCGTCCTTCTGGCGCAATCCGAGTTATCTCAATTCGGCGGTGAGTCGAGCCTTTGATCGCGTGGGAGACTCCGACCATCTCGCCGACACGTCGCGCTACTTCTACGGCGGCTTCGCGGGCGGTGGCAAGACGCCGGCGCTCTGGGCCGAACATGACGACTGGGTTCGTCGACAGCTACGAGGCGTGTGATGACCGACGACGAGCTGCAGGCGATCGAGGCGCGGCTGAAGGCGGCGACGTCGGGGCCGTGGACGACCGGCGCCGGCAAGGTGCGCGACGGCGAGACCCGCGAGTTGGTCATCGCGCCGAACGATGACGTCATCGTGGCGATGGCGTACGGCGGCTTCGGCAATCCGACAGACCGGACGACGCAGGACCGCACGTTCATCGCCCACGCGAGGACGGACATCCCCGCCCTCGTCGCCGAGGTGCGGCGGTTGCAGGACGCGCTCTATCTCGCTTGGTCGGACGGCTGGCAGGCCGCGTTTGATCGGCCCGCCGACGCCGAGGAGGCGATCCGCTTCCGCGACCTCACGAGACTTCGACAGGTGCGACAGATTCGCGAGGGTGTAGTGACGTAGACGAATCGACCGTGCGCCTCGGCCTGGGGTCGCTCCCCGGGCTAGCCGGCTAGGCTCGGAGCCTGGCGCACGACACGAGCCGCGAGCAAGAGCCGCTCGCATGTCCTTTCCGGGACGTGTCGAGCGGCTTTTGCTTTTGCGGCGGAGAACACGATGCAGATTGCGCGATGGGTTGGACAGATGGAGACGATGCCGAGAGGCTACGCGGTGGCGTGGGTGGATCCGTGCGCGATGCGGGCATGGTGCCTGCCGATTGGCCTGCACATCATCGCCTCAGCGTGGTTCTCGGCGTGGGAGCGGTTCCTGTTGTGGCGCATGCCCGGCGAGCGCGAGCGCATCTGGACCGAGGCGTGGAACGCCGGACGTGAGCATGGCGTCGCGCATGGGCGCGTGCTGGGTCGCGCCGACGCCGAGATGGAGGAAATGCGTCGCGTTGCGGCGGAGTGTCTTCGTCAACAGCAGATCGCGCGGGTCGTCGAGGAGCTGCGCAACGAACTGCGCGCGATCCGCGAGGAGACGGGAGGAAGCGAATGGAGCCACTGATTTCGCTCGTAGTCGTGCTGGTCATCCTGCTGTTGCTCGTATGGGCGGTGCAGCGGCTGCTGGCCGCGTTCGGGACACCGGAGCCGATCGCCGGCGTGGTGTGGGTCGTGGTCGTGCTGTGCGTCGTCCTGTGGCTCGCGCGGCGCTACGGAGTGCTGTGATCGCAACGCCTCTCCCGCCCGGCGTCGATCCGCAGACGTTCTGCGTGATCATCGACGGCCGCGTCGTGTACGAGCCGCTCCCGAAACAGAAGCACTACCACGAGTCGACCGCGCCGTATCGGCTGTTCGGCGGGAGCAAGGGCAGCGGGAAGAGCAAGGCCATTCGCTTCGATCACTACCTGCCGTCGCTACAGGTGCCCGGCATGAAGAGCCTGATCCTGCGCCGCATGAAGCTGGAGCTGCAGCGCTCGCATCTGCGCTTCGTCCCGAAGGAAGCGAAGGAGCTGGGCCTGAGCGAGCGCGCGCTGAAGCGCAACGAAGCCGGCGCCGCAGTGCTCTACTTCCCCAACGGGTCGCTCATCGAGTTCGGCCACTGCCACGACGAAACCTCGATCGAGCAGTACCTGTCGGCGGAGTACGACCGCATCTCCTTCGACGAGGTTGTGACGTTCACCGAGGAGATGTACCTGGCGATCACGACGTCCTGCCGCACGACGATCCCAGGGCTCACGCCGACCGTGGGCGGCGGGACCAACCCCGTGATGAAGCGCGCGCACGGCGGCTATTGGGTGAAGCGCCGCTGGATCCTGAAGGACATCACGCTCGACGAGGACGAGACGTACGACCCGAACGACTACGAGTACATCCCGGCGCTCCCGAAGGACAACCCGCACCTCAATTGGAAGGACTACGAGCGCAAACTGTCGCGTCTGCCGCCGTCCTTGCGCGCCGCGTATCGCGATGGCGATTGGGATGCCTCCGAGGACGGCTTTTTCAACGAGTTCCGCAAAGTCGACAAGCCGCCGCTCGAGGACGGCGTCCCGCGCAAGAGCCACGTCGTCGAGTTCCCGCGCTTCGGGCCCTCGTATCCGCGCTACTGCGGCCTGGACTGGGGCTACATGACCGACGAAGGCGTGTGCCTCTGGGCCGTCTACGCGGACGATGGGCACCTCTACATCGAGGACGAGTTCACGTTCAACGGCAAGCACCGCGAGCGCTACATCGCGAAGGAGATCGCGCAGCAAATCGTCAGCCGCAACAAGGCGTTCGGCATCACCGTCCGCAAAACCTATTGCGACGCGAAGATGGACGAGGGCCGTGGGCACGAGAGCGTCGAGACCTACATGTCGACGTTCGCCAAGCACGGCGTGACGCCGATTGTGGTCGGCGAGCGCGACCGCGTGAACGGGTGGGCGCGGCTGCGCGCGTGGCTGCGCAATCATCCCGACGGCACGCCGTTCCTGCGGATTCACCCGCGGTGCAAGTACCTCATTCGCACGTTCGGCGAGGTCTCGGTGGATGAAGACAACGATTTGGACCTGGACACCGACGGCCCCGACCACGCGATCGATGCGCTGCGCTTTCTCGTGGCGAGTCGCGCCGCACCGCTCGGGACGCCGCCCGAGAAGGACTTCCCGGCGGACAGCATTGGCGCCCTGGCGCGGCAGGCGCTGGCGGCGGAGAACCAGCAGCACAAGTTGGGACACGACAACGTGAGACGAGGACGCTATGCCTGACGAACAGATGGACGTGACGCCCGAAGACGACGCGCGCGCCAAGGCCGAGGAGGCCGCGCGCCTGCAGAAGATGGCCGGCGAGTGGAAAAACCGCTTGGAGGCCAGCGAGCACGTCGTGGACGACCTCAAGAAGGACTGGTTGAAGAACGTCCGCGCCTACATGGGTAAGGTGCTCGACAAGAAGCCGAACGACAGCACCGTTTGTGTGCCGGTCGAGTACCAGTACGTCGAGCTGAAGAAGGCGCAGCTCATGTTTCAGGTGCCCGAAGTGCATCTGAAGGCGAAGCGGCCCGAGAGCGCGGCTGCGGTGCCGCTGTTCCAGGCCGCCGTCAATCACGAGCTGGGCCCGGAGAACGCCGACGCGCCGACGCTGATCGAGGAGGTTGCGACCGACGTGCTCCTGTGCTCGATCGCGGCCTCGAAGATCGGCTACACCGCCGACATCCGCACGCGGCAGGTGCCCGTCATGGAGATGGGCCCGCCCGATCCGATGACCGGCCAGCAGGCCCAGGTGCAGGCGCAGCGGCCCGTGCAAGGCCCTGACGGCAGCCTGCAATTCGGGCCGGATGGCCAGCCGGTGACGGAGCCCGCGTTCCAGGACGAGGAGTACGTCGCGGATGAGAGCTACTTCTGGGAGCGCTTCCCGACGGAGGATCTACTCCTGCCGGTCGACTTCGTCGGCTCGAACTTCGACCGCGCCGCGTGGATCGGGATGAAGTTCACGATGGACTTCGCGCAGGCCCAGAAGGCGTACAACCTGCCGCCGGACTTCGCGACGACGATCAGCGCGCCGAAGGAGACGCTGTCGAGCGACGAGCGCCCCGCGCGCGACGGCGCCGGCGCGAGCCTCAAACAGGTCGAGGGCTACGAGATCTGGCTCAAGGCGGCCGTGTTCGAGCCGGACGAGGACCCGCTCCCGCGGCAGATCAAACACCTCGTGCTCATCAAGGGCCACGACACGCCGGTCGTCTATCGCGACTCGCCGTACCAGTGGGTCGGCCAGGACGGGAAGCTCAAGGGCATGGAGGGCTTCCCCATCCACCCGCTGACGCTGCGGTTCCTGCCGGGCTCGCCGTATCCGGTGAGCGACGTCGGCATCGCGCGGCCGCTCAGCGAGGAGTTGTCCCTGGGACGGACGCAGCTCATTCAGTTCCGCGATCGGGCGATGCCGATGCAGTGGTACCGCCGCGACCTGATGGACCCGGAGACGAAGGCGAAGTGGGACCGCGGCGAGATCCTGAGCAAGGTCGGCCTCGACGG